GGAATAACATCCCGGGTAGTGCCTACAACGGCCCACCCGGCCCGGATTACTTACCGTCTTAGTATAAGCCGAAGCAGACGGCGCAAGTGCTTCTACGCCCCTCTACGACTTACTATCTACAGATGCTAGTAAAATACGCCATACCGTTCAGCACTGCCCGGGCTGCCCAGTTCTCCCTATACGCACCGACTGTGAAATACCAGAGCACCGCACCCCCCCCTCCGGCCGCACCCGCACCTACGTCCGTTCTGCTACGTGGGACTCGTGTGCTGCGCAGTGCGTAATCAGATTCCTATCAGATTTATATTCTCCATTCCAAATATAGAATGTCTGCGTTTGGAACGGAGAAGTTTCCGACAACATCCCTTCGTCTAGGGATGCCGTCGGCATATCAGAACGCCTACTCGGTGCTCGGCTCTATGCCGAGGTTCGCACCAGAGAAGCAGTTGCCCAGTGTGGATATCTCAGTAGGTGAGGACTTCCAAGCCCAGTATCACAAGCAGAAGATGATGGACGCACATCATATGTCTCGGGCGAAGGTTCAATCAACGGTGAATATGTATAACCGTGCTAACTCTGCGCCTAATAACTCTCCCGGTCACCAGCAGCCGGTTCTGGGTCAGAGAGTGTTTGCGAATCAGTCTATGGGCGCACTCGTGCCCACTAGCACCCGTGAGGACTACGCTCGTGCGCCGTTCCACTATAGCGATGCGCACGGGTCTAGTTCATCCTCTCGGTCATCTTCTGGCTCTCGCAAGGGCGGCTCTAATGGTCGTCTCGTTGGTGGTGTGCTACGCACGGCACAAGGCCAGTCCTACGGTATGTCTCTACTCCAGAAGCGTCTCGGTGACTTTGAGAGAATCGCCCAGTTGGCCGAGCAGTATCAAGGTCTCCAGCCTATGTCCCGTGGGTCTATGGGGGCTGCGCCGTTTGCTGGTGAGTTGCCGCAGCCGTTCCAGAGCCTCGCCACCCTACCCACTATTGAACTCTCCCAACTACTCCAGAACGTGGTGGATAGCATTAACCTCGGTGATACGGATGATAAGGGCGTGAATCGTCTTACTGTTTCAGACTCTACCCGTGCCTTCGCCCTCATCGTGCGTATGGCCACTACGGCGGGTGGTGAGGACTTGGCCGATGTCATTGAGTATCTGGACGGGACTTCTGCGGAGGACGGTATTATCCCCAAGTTACGCTCACTGACCCAGCGCCCTATTACTGACCAAGCCAAGAGCAACCAAGAGATTTTCATATCCCTTCTGGAGTTCTGGGAACGTGTCAAGGTGTATCTAACGAAGATGGTGGCGACTGTGGGTATGCCTTTCAAGAACCGTGCTAGCGCCTCCCAAGCGTATATTAAGACTCTGGGTTTCACCAAGTTATTCAAGGGCAGACTTCCAGAGGAGTTCATTGAACGCCAAGATGCGCAAGAAGCCGTGGATATTCGTCGTGGTGCGCAGTTCCCCGGTGCTGCGCCCGGTGCTCCTCGTCGGCCGGATGACGATGACGAGGATGGTGGCTTACCCCCGTTGCCCCCGAGAGGCCGTGTGCTACGCCGTGAGGATACTCAGCACGGATACATCGGTCCGGGCTCTGCGAGGTTTGACGGCGACGACAGACAGAGATTCGGTTATGCGTCTGGTGAGTGGCGCACTGGCGGCAGACCCGTTGGATGGGCTGGTGAGGAAGTTCCCGGCTATGGCGAAGCCCCTCCGGCTGGAACAGAGGAGCAGCAAGAGGGTAAGGAAGAGTTTGAGGATGAGGCCTTAGCCACTGTTCCCGGGAACGCCGGGCCGAGACTTCGGAGCACTATGTCACCACAGACTGGCGAATGGGACATTCGTGCCCTCCCTTCCCCATTCACTTCTCCCCGTCGTCGTGCCGTAGCAGATGATGATGACGCTGGACTCTACAACCCGGATGAGGCCGCCCCAGCACCAAGAGCGCCCGGCGCTCCAGCACGTGCCGGTGGCCTACCCCCCTTCCTCCAGAGCCGTAGGGACTTGCCGGATACAATCAGTGGCCTCCAGCAGATGGCCGCCCGTGTAAATGCCCACTATAAAAATACTCTACCCGATGGTAGGGGCGCTATCACGGTGAATGATTACTCCAAGGTGCGGAGTGTCAAGACGAACTTTATTCGGAGATTAAACATCCCATCATAAATAGATGGACTTGTTAGAGGCCAAAGAATATCCGGACGAATACCCAGCCGAAGCAGTCAAAGTGTTAAACACTATGACATTTCCGGGTTCGGACTTGCTCATACTTGGCTCAGCCTCCCTACGCTCACAACTATACGCCGGTGACTATGACGGCTATGATAAGGTGAATGGAACACTGCCTAATCTTATACGGGAGTTTCAAACTATTATCAAAAACCTACAAAGACTCCCCGAGACTTATATAGGAGATATCAAGGCGGGGGAGATTGAGGAGTGGAGGGTCGTTCCGTTAAATAGGAAAGACTGGTCTGCCCCGGAGGCCAAAGAGAAGATTGAATCACTTTTATCCGAAGGCATCATATCCGAAAAGGAGGCCAAGGAGGCGATGGCGGAGGCGGGAGACTTTCTGACCGCCAAGGCAGCCATCAAGTTCCACGTCGTCCGCTGGACTCCAAAGGAGGTTCTAGCCGGTTCTAAGAAGTTACGGGATGGACGCACCTACACCCTAGAAGAGGCGTTCCAGTCCCCAGCCATCGTCAAGATAGACGTAATAGCACTCGTCAAAGACAAATACACAGACTTCTCCGTCATCTACGAGTTGGCCGACGGGACGAAGCGCCTCAATGCCTTTCGGGTAGAGCCCACCGAGTCCATCAAGGAAGACATCCAGTATTACACGATGATTGGAAACCCCTACAAGGCACTCAAGCGCAAGTTTGCTCTGGCGAAACTCCGGAATGACATCCCCACCCTTGAGCGCTCCAGCAAAATCATCAACTCCGAGTTGGGCAAACTCTATCTAGTCTATTCCGAGGTGAAGACTATCGCAGACTTGCTGGAAGCCGGGCAAGACATAGAGGGCATCCAGAAGCGCCTCCAGAACATAGGACTCCCTAAGGGGTTGGCTGCCGACCTTAAAAAAGTGAAAACAAAGGCCGACTACCCTATACTACGTCACATAGAGGCAGAGGTGCTGGAGCATCTGGGCAAGGGGACGAGGTTGAAGGGGGGAATGGCCTACCGTCCATATAAGGAATAGTTTGTTTTGCGATTTCTAAAAAAATATATAGGAACTATATAGAATGCCCTCTCTATCCTTTGACCAGACAAAAGGTGCTCGGCCTATTGCTATCGTAAAGGGGGGCAAGGAGGACTCCAAGGTTCTATACATCCACGAGGACAACCACAAGGGGACGAAGCCCCGGCACGAGATTAGAGCCAACGACTACGTGACAGAACTACGGGACGTCAAACCGGCTGAGCGTGTCAAGATGATTCAACGCCTACAAGAAGCGCACGACAAGGGACTCGCCTCCGACCAGTTAGTGGGAGAGTCAGCACTCGGTAAGCAGTTATACGATAGAGTGTGTCAAGACGCTCAGAAGGCTACGTGTATTGACCTACCAGAAGACTCCCAGTTCCAACTCGTTCCGTCCCCCAACCCAGAGAGGCGTGAGGTATTCTACATTGCTGGTGCTTCCGGCTCTGGTAAGTCATACATAGCAAAAGGCATAGCCGAATGTTATAAAAAACTATTCCCCGACCGAGAGTGTTATCTGATTAGTAAGTTGGGCGAGGACTCTACGCTAGACGCTCTCGGCTTTTTGAAGCGTGTCAATATCCAGTCATTCATTGATGACTACCCGGAGTTGGAAGAGTTCCAAGACTGCCTCGTTATTTTTGATGACTACGACACGCTCACCGGCAATGCCGAGAAGGTCGTAGGGAAACTGATTGATGATTTGGCTACGATGGGTCGGCATACTAATACGACTATGCTCTGTCTCTCGCACTACCTCACCAACTACAAGAAGACTCGTCTCCTCCTCAACGAGGCTACGCATATCGTCGTGTATCCGATGGCGACTTCCTTCCACGCCCTCGGCTACCTCCTCAAGACGCATATCGGTATGACGAAGGATGATGTCCGGGACTTGAAGAAGATGGGGCGCTGGGTCTGTGTTTATAAGCACTATCCACAGTGGCTCGTGTCACCGCAACACGCTAGAGTGCTCGTTCATTAGTTCAACTGATACATTACAGACGCAGTTGTCGTTGTGGCGTTCGGCCCGTAGGAATAGCCCATTTGTAAGACTCTTAGCAATGGCCCAGCCCCCCAACCAGTCGTCGTTCCAGAGATACCATTCACGTTGAGCGCTAATACTGGCTTCTCGGCATACGTGGAAGGCTGGGGAGTTATCGGACTCCACTGGGCGGCTGGAACACCCGTAGCGCTCACTGGTGGGACGTTCGTGTTGTTCGTCACGCAAACATAGAATAGACCCGTGGGAGTTCCAGTCGTCCCGCTAAAAACCACCGTGTCCCCGACTACCCAAGCCGTCGCCCCGTTCCAAGTTCTATAGTTCGTCCCATCAGTCCAAGGATTGAAGGCGATGACGCAGTTGGGTAAGGCTATGTGATTCACGTCTGGCCGGACGTCATACGGGTCTCTGAGTCCCCAAGGCTGGGAATCCGGCATACCGACTCCTTGGACATTCACAGTCCTCGGCGCATCATACGCATAAATCAGATACGTATAACCGGCGTATAAGTTCGTTCCAGTCTGTCCAGAGTTGATACCCGCTTGGTTTGAATATGCCCATCTGGAGTTGTAGAAGCCACTCGTAGGCGGGTTAGCGTCATCAAAGGTGTATGCGTTTAATGCTATTACTCCGGCCGTGTATATATTAGTATTTACGGCGGGTTGAATCAGTGCCCATAAACTCTGGAGGTTGTTCTTGGGAATCGGCAATGGGGCGGTTGGTGCGCCAAAGCGAGGATTGTAGGGATACCAGTTAAATCCGGCGAGAGTCGGGAGTGTCTTCGTGTATAACCAGCACCGAGTTCCATCCGGAGTTGTTGATGCCGTAGGCGGAGTAGCGTCCGGAACTATACTCGTCGGGGGGACGTTCTCAGTAGCAAACGCAACGAGAACTGACGTTGGGGCTGCTGGGAAAGCGCCGAGTTTATTATAAATGCCCTCTAGGTTTAGTCCGGGTGGAACTACTACCGTTAGGTCTATAGTGTTTGCTAATGCGTCCGGGACTATGGAGATTGACCCGTCTGTGCTCTGGAGAGTTACGGCGGTCTGGACTCCATTCAGACTATCTACGACGACTGGGGGACTAGGATAAACGGCTTCTAGATTTATAGTATGCGCCACCAAGTCTGGAGTTATCGTGATAGAGGCGTTTGTGCTCTGGAGAGTTACGGCAGTCTGGACTCCGTTCAGACTATCTACGACGACTGGGGGAGTTGGATAAACGGCTTCTAGATTTATAGTATGCGCCACCAAGTCTGGGGTTATTGTTACAGAGGCGTTTGTGCTCTGGAGAGTTACGGCAGTCTGGACTCCGTTGAGGCTATCTACGACGACCGGGGGAGTAGGCGGGTCTGGGAATACCACCGATAGATTTATATCCCCGGTCTGGGCGTCCGGCTCTATTAACAGTGTTCCATTGCTTGTGAGTGTCACGTCGTTAATCAGCCCGTTCAGAGAATCCACCGCATTTATCGGAGTTGTGGCTACGGCTTCTATTGCTATCGTGTTATTATCAACGCTCGGTGTTATTGTTATTGTGTTTGCCGGACTAATGAGGGACACGGCTGCTGATAATCCGTTCAGACTAGCAACACCACCGGCAACTCCTCCGCCTCCCCAAGTATTTTGTAATCCGGCCAAACTCATTCTATAGTATAGATTTATTTTGTTCCCTATAGATATAAGATGTCTCTCTGTGGCCTACAAGATTCTTGGGGCGGTGGTGCTGGTGGTGCTGCGACTGCGGCTGATGTTCCTCAGACTATTATGGCGGCTGATGGGGCTAATACTCAAGTGCTTACTATAAGCACTGCGGCCGGTGTTCGCATCTGGGACATTGCGCCTTTGGTTGCTGGTATGGGTATTACGACTGTTCTCAATCCCCCGGCTCCGCCCCAGACTCTCTATACGGGGCAGTTAGAGGTAACTCTCCGGGTGGAGTCTGACACAACGGGGGGGAACACTGTGCTCACCGCTGGCGCATTTTCCCTTCTTGCGGGAACTGCGGCTATTCCGAGCAACACGAACTCGGTTGTTTTGGCGGAGTTTTCTGCGGCACAGTTGAACTTTTTTGACCCCGTCATCCAGTTTGGGGGTATTAGCGGGGTTTATACTGCTACTGTATCAACACCTAACCCCCTTCTTCTGAAACTTGGTCTTCTTTGGAACGGCGTGGCTGGAACGGGTGGTGGAACTTTTGAGGTTACAATCAACCCTAGGCTTATTAAAATGCTGCCTATAGCACCCGTAACTACATTGGCTGCGACGATTCCCGCCCCAGTATAGAATGCCGAGTCTTAATATACAAGCCCTTATCACTCACTTAGAAGAGATTGATATGAACTTGGGACTTATTTGGGGAGAATGTCAGAACTACGACCTACTCCAGTCATTGGAAGAACAGAGGAGGAGATTGAACAACATTATAACTACCCTCCAGAACTTCTCGGGGTTGGTCGGGGTCAAGCGGTGTCAGCCATTTCGCTAAGTATTCCATAAAATAAATGGCGTAGCGCAACGAGTGACGCTACGGGTTGGACTTATTAAGGGGTCAGCAAAATCGTAAATAAAGTTTTGGAAAAACTTGAAAGTGGCTCGGGGCAAGCGGAAACCTTGACCCCGGCAAATCATTTTGCTTAGCCAATACTTAGCGGAACGTCTGACACCGCTTGACCCCGAATAAATCCTCCGGTTAATAAGAATGGATAACTCCACTTTAATAAGCGCTGGACTCTCCACGACTGCTATAGCCATCTTAGCCATCGCATACAAGGCGTTTAGTCTGATTCGGGGTCGTCGTCTAGTCTCCGACTGCTGCGGGAAGATACTTGAGGTGGGGGTAGATGTTCGTGATATGCCTCGTTCGCCAACCCCAGAAGGAAATCAAAATCGTCAGCCTCTTTATCCTCGGGGGGAAGAGTCTTCTGGAAGTCCTCCCGAATCGCACTCAGAAGTTCAAAGGCCGCAGCGGGAGACAAGAAGGCCACAATCTGCCCGAAAGCATCATCCTTCGCAAACTGTGGCGGCAGAGAAGACTCCCTCAACTTCTGCTCCAGCCACCTCTGAGTCCAAAGAACTTGACTATGGGACAAGTTCCCAGAATAGAAGAGTATCTTTTTCGCTTCCGACTTTGGAAGGGTAGGCTTCTCCGGCTTGAATGACGGTAACTCTTTCTCTGTCTTTTCTTTAGTAACTGTAGGCTTTGGAGGCTTCGGGGGTTTCAAAGGATTACCCCACATCTTCTTCTCTACTAATAGATGGAGGAAATAAAGGATTATGCCCTTGGTGACGATGACATTAGAAAAATCCTCGGCAATGACATAAAGATTATCACATACCCGATGCTCGGGAGGATGAGAGATATCAGTGAGGCATTTGATAAGAAGGGTCGTTGTATCATCTTGTATCTGACCAAGGACTCTCACTCCGGTCACTGGGTGTGTATGCTGGACAAGGGTAAGGAGATAGAGTATTTTGATTCTTATGGAGAGCCTCCGGAAGAGCCAATCTCAGAAGTCCCGATGAGCCGTCTCCAGCAGTTGGACGAGGCATCTCCGTATCTGACGGCACTCTTCCGGAAGAGTGGGAAGCGGATTAGTTACAACCATCACGTCTTCCAGCAGACAAAGGATGACGTCAATACGTGCGGGAGACACGCAGTCGTCCGATGCCTCTACGCACCTTATTCCTTATCCAAATACAAGAAGATTATGGACTCTACGGGTATGTCTCCGGATAACTTTGTTAGCGCACTTACTGCGCAGAAACTGGGGAAATAATATGTAGAAAGAATATAGAATGAGTCGCTCATATCAGAGCAACTGGGAGTCAGTAGGTTCAAGCACCGACCCGGATGTGTTATACTATAACGCATCCATCGTCAATAACAACACAGATGATTTGATTAACGGCTTCGCCTACCGTGACCCGCTCGTGAAGTTCAACGAGACCCGTGACAAGTCTATCGTCAGAGATGCGTCATTGTATCAGTTCAGTATCGTCCGGTTCGTGGTGAATGGAGGAAACTTGGATTTGCCTCTGTTCATTCCGAACATTCAGTCCTCTACTGGACAGTTCAACCCGAACTTAACGGAGTATGGCCTCGGTATTACTCTATCTATTCGCCTAGTGAATGGGGACACCACGCAGACGACATACAACATCTGTCCCCCGCTCACGTATGTTATCCACGTCCCGGAGAATGAGAACGTTGTCCAAGCGCCTCCCCCCGCTCCCCCTTGCTCTCCGGACTTTGTCTTTACTGTCAATGGTGGCGTCTGGCAAATCGGGAATGCCTACGCCAAGGGTAACATCATTACCCCCGACAATACTTACACCTTGTATCTCCAAGCGCAGATTGACGTGCCTCCGGGGACACCTCTCAACGGCACATACACGGTCGGGGGGATGACAATGCCTTATTGGGTATCAGTGAGCCCCGAACTCGGACGTCCTCAAGATGTGAGCACGAGATATTACTGGATTAATAACTTCCAGCATATGGTGGATATGGTAAATACGGCGCTCGTGGCTGCGAACACGGCACTATTCAACGGCCTACTCACTGCTTGGTTGGCGAACGGCTCGGGCAACACAACGGCTAACTTCCCGTATGTGACCGGTGCTGGTGTTCCTTCCTACGAAATCTTCGCCGAGTCCTACCCGGCTCCGATTATGACCTATTCAATCCCGTCTGGTCTATTCAGCATTACCTACCCGAGCGTGTATCTCAACCCCGTTCCTCTGTCCGGCGCACCCATCAAGATAGGCCTCTGGATGAACACGAACCTCGCCGGCCTATTTGCGAACTTCCTTTCCGTCTATTACAACAAACCGGCGGGTGACGGCAGCCTTGGCGCATCCCTCTTCGGCCAAGGCGCATTCCTCCCCGGCTACGCCTACCGGATGACTGTGGAGTATGTCAATCTGGGTGCGAACCGAGTGCTGAACTCCGCTATTATCCCGACACCCGTTTATAATGGGGGTTTGGCTGGGGGCGATTGGGTTCAGATGACGCAAGAGTATATCTCTACGAGCACCCTCTGGTCTCCGATTGAGTCTCTGGTGTTCATTAGCAACTTGCTCCCACTCCAGAACGAGCAGACCGCTCCCCCGAACACCTACGGTATGGGCAACATCGGTAACTCTACGACAGTTTCACAGAGTGCCTTCCAGCCTATCATCACGGACGTTGCGAACAGTCTGGGGACAGACCCGTTGGCGTGGCGTAAGATGTTATACTATGCGCCTACGGCGGAGTATCGTATGGCGGATTTCCAGAACTCCAAGTCAGAGATTAAGAACATTGACGTTCAAGTGTTCTGGAAGAACCGTCTGAATAACGAGTTATACCCTCTCTCAATGTATAATCTCTCAAGCGTATCCATTAAGATTATGTTTAGGAAAAAGAACGCCTTGGTGAATACATCCAAATCCGAGAAGGTCGGCATCTATTAGTTCCTCATTCCGGCTTACAATAAACCGCAGATGTGGAAAAATAAAATCTCCAGTCAAAATATAAGATGAGTGCTGACATCCAGAAGGAGGCGATTTTTGATGACCGTATCATCCAGTCCCCGCCTCGCTACGCCGTGGAGAAGGGAGCGCTCTCTCTGACGAACGCCCCTTTCAACGCCATTGCCGCAACCTCGTCCCAGCAGACTTTTAACATTTACGTCCCCTCGGAGAACGTTTTTGTAGATAGGGCTCTCCGGTGGAGCGGCACGGCGTTCTACGGTATCCAGACGCTGGCCTCCCAAGAGTGGCTAGCGGCTGGTGTGGATTACCTAACGCCCATTCTGACCTACGGCACGGATGTATCGCTCACCCCCCTTCCTCTGAACTACCTCTGTCAGACGATGACGGCGACGATTAACGACACGACCTCCGTGATTAACTCCCAAGATGTGCTGATGGAGGTGATGCGTCTGACGAACTACAAGAAGAACCTTCTCCAGCGCACGTCCCCGACGATGCTTGACAAGTATCAGTGGAACGGCACGGGTCTCCGCACTATCAACGACCCGATGGCGGGTTTTGCGGAGGCGATGAACGTGGATGAGCAGCCTAACGGTGCTTTCGGCGGCTTCTTCTGGACTGACCAGTTCGGCAACAACCTCGCCCTCCCCGGTGCGCAAGGCTACACGGTGGATGCGGCCTCGGGCACGACCTACGGCACATACACGGCGCAGAACGCCGCTGGTGTATCGGTAGCGGTGTCTTACGTGAATGGTGTGCCTTGCGTGAATAACGGCGGCGTTGCTCCGGCGGCGGCCATCCAGTTCCCTCTGTTCTTCGGCTTCCGCTCCACGGAGAAACTGGTGCTCTCTCCCTTTGTGTTTGCGGATGATTGCGAGGACGACACGGGTCTCTTCGGCATCAACAATATTCAGTTGATTATGAACTTCAAGAGTGGTGCGGCTCTCCAGCGCATCCTCCGTGTGCGTAACAACGGCGGTCAGCCCACTACGGGTGCGGCGTCATTCGGTGGCTACCCTACGGGCACGGCTCCGGTCGTAGTGCCCGGTTCTCTCCAGTGGAACGCCGGTGCGACTGGCGGCGTCTGGCAGTCGGCGGTGATTAACGTCCAGTTCCTCACACCTTCTCTTGACGTGCCTCTGCCCCCGAAGTCCGTAGTGCCGTATATGGAGTTCCCTCGTTACATCACGCAGCAGCAGAACGGCAACGCCCCTCCCGGCGTAATCCAGTTACAGTCCCAGACTATCACGCTGCCGCAGATTCCCGACCTTCTGCTCATCTACGTCAAGGCTTCCCAAGCGAACGGCTACCCCGACCCTCAGTCTGCCGAGTATGGCGACTGCTATATGCCTATCGCCAACTCTTTCAACTCTAGCATCAAGAACCCCCTCTCCATCAACTTTGACAACTTCTCTGGTCTCCTCTCGTCACACACGACGGAGGAACTCTACCAGATGTCAGTGGCGAACGGCCTCCAGATGCCTTGGAACACGTGGTCTGGTCTTGCCTACTCCGAGAACGCTACCCCGGCGGGTCAGACGACGTTCGGGTCTGGTCTCCCGGCGAACCCCTACCAAGTGGGCGGCTCTCTCCGCCCTACGGTGGGTGGCTTCCTCGTGCTCAAGCCCTCTAAGGACATCACACTCCAGCCGGGACAAGCGCCGTCGCTCGTAGGTAACTTCACGCTCCAGTTCAATCTGTCAGTGGTGAATACCTTCGGCTACACGGTAACGCCTACGCTCTACGTGATTACGGCGAACTCGGGCTTCTTTGAGTCTATCCGTGGCTCATCTCGTATCATCAAGGGTGTTCTGTCCGAGCAAGACATCATCTCTGCGCCTATGTCCTCGGCGCAGACCCGCTCCGGCCTCAACCGCCTTGTGGGCGGCCTTTCCTTCTCGTCCCTTGCGAATGCGTTCAGCAAGGCGAAGGATGTGTATGAGAAGACGAAACCCGCAGTGTCGGCGATGCGTGGTATGCTGCCCGAGGGCAAGGTAAAGAGTGCGATGGGCGCAGTAGGCTACGGCGGTGATATGGGCTCGGGTGGCCAGATGGGCTCGGGCGGTGCTCGTCGCCGTGGCCTCTCCGCAAGACTGATGTAAATAAAATCTCAATAGATGGTATAAGATGTCTGGAGTATCCCAAGAAGTGCCTCGGTGTCTGGCCACAAAACCGGCCACGGCCAATGTAATCAATACATCTCTGGCCAACTGGAATGAATACACGGGTTATGCCGTTGGTGCGCTCGTGTGGTATGCGGTAGCCGACCCCGTGACTCGTTTTGTCTTCCGGTGCTTGGTAACAGTTCCCGCATCTTTGCCCCCGTCCCCTAACCCTCCCCCGGCAGTCCGCTCCGGCGGCACTGGCTCACCGCTAACGGTGAATGCGTCTTGGGCTCTCATCGCTTCCGGCGAACCGACTTGGACGAATATCTATACCTACCAGCCCGGCGATGTAGTGTCCTACGCATCTACGAATGTGGAGGGCGCTCTGTATATGTGTCTGAAGCAGAACCAGAATACCGCCCCCACAGTAGGTGCGTCAAGCGTAGAGTGGAAACTGATGTCACCCCCTCCCCCGGCGAGCGTGTCATCCCTCGCAGCGGGTTATGGTGCGGCAGTGAGCGCCCCTACGGGCGCAGTGACAGTCTCCGTAGCGCTCCCGACCCAGCCCTTTCTGACTTGTGCCTTCGGGCTACCTTCTAACGGTCGCACCTACATTCCGGCCGTGGGTCAGTCGGAAGCCACTCGTTGGTCTGTGCTTGCCGCAAGTCCTCTGATTGACAGTGTAACTGGTGCGGTATCATTCTATACCCAGTGGGACATCACGCAAGGTGCGTGGTTCATCCAGTTAGTCACGAGCAGCGTTGGAACTCCGAGCGCCACGCCCGTTGTGTTCTACGTAACTCGCCTCGTAGAATAGTAACCCCTAGTAGAATATGGATATACTAAAGTTCATCGCTACGATTAAAACATTCCAGCCATCTCCTAAAGAGGATATGGTTGGATTGTGCGCTAAATACACTACCACAGAATCTTCATCGCCAGATTGTTCGGTGAAAAAGGATTCTGTCGCCAATCCCCCTTTATCTTTGAATGCGACTTTTGGAAGACGCTCTGCTTTTTCAGAGCCGTCCCGGACGGAACAGACCCGGCCGCTTCCAGATGCGAGTAAATGAGATGGTCGCCATACCCTACCCTTCCGAAGGCTACGACTCTCCCCTCCGCATCTGGAATGGCTAACTTGTGTTCTCCATCTGTCGCAAAGCCAAGGAGTTTATAAGGGTAGTGATTTTTCTTGGCTCGTCGCTTTGCCTCTTCAAGGTAAGCCGACGGTTCATATCCGGCCTTCTTCAACTGCTTCATAAACTTCGGAACGGGGGAAGACCTCGTCACCGCACCCCCTTCCAACGCTACGTTGGCTAGAGCCCCTATGTCTGTAATGGCTCTAGCAACTGGAGCAACGTATGACGGTAACCGCTCTACCAGACTGACTATGTCTTGTTTGATGAATGTCTGAGCGGGTTTCGTGAGGACTCCATTGGCTGATAGGAGCGCCATAATGAAATCTTGACAGTTGTATTTGAACGGGTCATAGAGGAAGAATCTCTCTCTCCCGACAGCCTCTTCGCCTTTGATAAGGAAGTCCTCTAGAGTTGTATTTGGTGCTGGAGTGGAGATTATCTCCGAGCCCGGCATCTTCGGTTTGGCTTCGCCAATGTTGATGACCTCGTTCTTCTCAATGAGGACATCGTGACGCTCACCGTTCTTCTCAACGGTCGCAACGAGTCCGAGATGGAATAGTCTGTCAAAGTTGGAGTCCCTCCGAGCCTTGTCCCACTGACCCAGTGATAGGATGTTGAACGCAGTATGAATGGCTGACTGGACTGGGTCTCTGCGTAGGTGGAGCGCAACAATCCGCCAGTCTCCGTAACGCTCAATCGTCGCACGAGAGGATGGGGGGTAGCCAGTCCGAATACCCTTGCCTACGTCACTGATGCGTCGTCTAGCGATAGAGTCTGGATTGGTTATTTCATTGATAACCTTCTTAGGATTGAACGCATCCTTAATGACATCCCAGATACCAGCACCCTTGTAACGACCAGACCCTTCCTCTTCTCCTTCGGGATATTCTAACCCGGCCGCCTCGGCCGCTTCGCTTAGTAGTCGCCTTCTTAATCTCCACTCCGCAACGACGGCATTATTCAACTCCCTACCAACTTCACCCCTTTCCAACAGTAATGCCTCTTTGAAATCATTTGCTTCCCTCATTTTTCCTATTAGTCCCAGCCTTGCGTCCTTTGGTAAAGTCTTAATGTTTATTGCCTTGGCAACCTCATACGAATCCGAAACTCTCCTCAGATTATTTCTTATTCCATCCAGCCGAGCCGTCAGTATCCTCCTTACGTCTCGTATCTCTCTGACTTGAGGATTACCGTTGAGGTCGGGTCGTTTATATCCTATCGCCTTTGCCCTCGCAACCAACTCTTCTGATAGTCCCGCCGTTTCCCTCGCCCTTTCGGCCTTTTTCGCCACGGCTTCGTCTCGTAGCCCACTTATCTCATCCTTTAATCTGTTATAGCCCCTTTGGAGGCCTTTTAGTATTCCTTGGTGCTCGTCTTTTCTAGCCTCGGCTATGCCTATTACATTTGGGGGTGATTTTGCCTCTTCTAGATTATACAGTATTCTTAAATATTCTCTCTCCTTAATCTCGGCATCTATAACCGGTTTCTCCTTCAGAAACAACCCAGTCAGCCGGTTCTCGCTATCAACATATTCTGTTATATCATCAGCCTCCGCACGAAGTATTCTGGCCATTATGGCTAGAACATCCCTCTTCTGCTCATTTTTCACATCGCCCTCATCAACGTTATACACTGGTGGCGGCACTGCTGCTACCTTAGGGGCTGGCGCACCCCTTGGTGGCGGCTTTACGAACGGTAGCGACTTTTCTTTTTCGCTTCGTTCTATGGCTTCGGCTATTGCCCTCCTCTCTTCCTCCTCTTTCTCTTTCTTCGTCGGCATCCTCTGTCCTTGTGGGACTCCTCCCGTCTTCGCTGGTGGGGGCGCTCGTGCTGGGATTGGCGCTTCCTCTTCCCCTTCCTCTTCTTCGTCTTCCCTTGCCTCTTCTTCTTCGTCTTCCTCGTCTTCTGGATTCGGTCGTGCTGGTGCTGGCGGCGCTGGTGCTGCTCGTGGTGGTGGTGGTGGTTGGAACTCCCGTGGTGGCGGCGCTGCTGCTGCCCTTGCCCTCTGTCTTTCCGCCATCTTCTCCCGCATCGCACCCCACTCACGCCTTTCCGCTACATCTTGCCCCGCTCTACCAAAAACCTCTTTCATCCTTGCCTCAGCCTCCGCAACACCTTTCGCAGATACAATGTAATACCAAGAGTCAGAGTTGGGAAACTTGTATGTATTATTCCTCAATACGTCAGTCCCCACGTCATCTGGGTCGGCATTCGGGTCTCTAATATCCCGGTCGTGGGGCATATGTAACACATTTGAGTTAATGTAAGCAAGAAACTCACGTTTTAGGTCAGTATCAACGAGAAACCACCTCTCCCTAAGATGATTACCGATGGCTCTCTGACCTAATGTTGCCATACCCCCCTTAAACTTTTTTTTTTTGCCCCGCCCGTCTAGCCCAGCATTAGGAGCGACATAGTCACTCTGTCTCTGGAAGGCTGCTTGGGCGAGTTCTTCAAGATATGCGGGGACGAACCTATCCGGGATTTCCCGCATACGAGCGTCACCATTGGGAAACCCTAGGGGAGGCCTCCACTGTCCTTTTGTGAGATACCAGCCCTTCCACGCATCCAGAGCCTTTCTATGTTTTACGTCCTCTTCCTTCTCCCATTTAGCCTTGCTAGTGTTTTTCGTAGAGGCATATGAGACCTCTCCAGACTTTGACTGAGCCATATGCTGCCCGGGATACGGCCTAGGCACATATACAGTAGGCTCTGGCTGGTCTATATCTCTCACAGTCTTAGCATCGTATCCCTCAATATCCTTGTGTTTTCTACGGCTTCTCTCCTTCGCAGCCCTTCTAGCGATTTCCTCCTCTTCACTAAACGGTTCAATAGTGTTCCCGCTATCATACCAACCTTCCCATTCTGGGACTAACTCACCTTGAACAGTCCTTCTCCTAATATCAATAGGCTTCACCTCAATAGTGTTACTACGTGAAACCACGGGCATTCTCATTCTCTGCTCCTCGTCGTAGTCTGCGTCTTGCTCAGCCTCTGCCGTCGGCTTTCTAGGCTCTGCCGTCGGGGCAACCGCATTAGGTCTGAGACCCAGACTCTTCTTCACCCAGTTCCAGAGTCCCTTGCCTTTCAGTCCTTGTTCCTTGCCCATAGCCATATAGAGCGCCTTCATCTGCGCCTCAGCCTTCTTGCGAGGCATAGGGTCTTTGGAGTGTTTAGCACCAGTCTCTCTGCTTACAACCCAATATAACTCCCGCCTCGGGGCTTTGCGTAAAAAATACGGCATATCTACAATAGCACAATATTATTTACTCGTCGTTAATCTGAATACCGGGCATAGGTGCTTTCGCCCGTTTCAGTCCGCACCAATACTTGCCCGCCTTGCCCCCCGACTCCTTCCACGATGCTATCCACTCCTCACCATCCCGGGTCGT